GCTAAGGCCGCTTAAGGAGAACAGAATGGAAATTGAAATCGGATTGATCAGTGGAGTGTCCCTTGGTTTTGAATACCAGGAACTAGATAAAGGCTACCTAGTCTTCGACTTGTTTATTATTAGAATCTTACTGAGTCGAGCAACAGAAGAGTAATCCCAGAGCAGTACCTTTACAGCCCTCTTCGGAGGGCTTTTTTTATTCCTTGGAGTAGAGAGCCTTCTCGTCTTCTCTGCGCTTGAGCAGGCCCTTGAGCACCTTGCCACCTGCCTTGGCCCACTTCAGGAACTCTTCTGCAGCTCCCTCGTAGTCACCACGATTATGCTTCATGCGTAGCGTAGACTTCTGCAAGCTGCCTAGGCCAACGTTAAAGCTGAAGCTAACCAGGGCATCGAACTGACCCTGAGTCATCTCTCCAGGGCAGAGCCTGTGTACACCCATCTCAAACCTAGCTAGGTCCTTCCTCAAGATGTCGTTGATCTCGTCCTGGGATAAGGTCCTGTTCCAGCCAGCAGGTAGTTCCAGGTTAAGGCGGTCTGCAAAAGGGACTCGTGCATGATTAGGATCAATAACATGTCCGACACCTATGGTCCACAGACGGGCTGGACAGCGGTAAGCAGTGGCTTTGACACCTTCGTGGTGTTTGATCATGTGTATACATTGATCTGATACTCTCACTACTTCTTACCCCACTGTCTACTTCCAAACCAGAAGGAAATGATTCCGCTTAGCAGGGCCATCTCATCTTCGGAGAAAACCACGTCACTAGCTTTGATCATATCATCTACAGATTGTACTTCACCAGACAACATGAACCAGCTAACCAATGCAATGTTGATCAGTACTAGTTCAACAACAAAGATAAAGGTAACAGCAGGACGGACGATGCCATTTAGGTTAACTACCCATGTAGACGCACGAGCCATGATAGCCTTGTCATGCTCTAGTGCAGCACCTTGACGCTGAGCATCAGTCTCCATAGCAATCTGGTCAGTGCGGATCTCTTCGATCTTAGCCTGAGCAAGAAAGCCTTCCTTGGCTAGCTGCAGCTCACGCTCAGTCTGCATCTGTGCAAGCTTAAGCTCGTGCTGCTTGTCTGCCTTGTCCTGGAAATACTCTAGAATCTTAGGCAGGCCAGAGGCAAAGAAACCAATTGCTGATGATATTAGGCTAAGCATCTACTACTCCTTAATCTACAATGAAACCTTCAGTGAACGGGTTGACACCACGCTTGTACAATTCTTTAGCTACGATAGCGCGATAGGCATCAGGATCTGTAACCACTTCACGCAGGTACATTAGACGCATTCTGCTACGCACCTCAGACACATAGGCCATGTACACTTTAGCCTGCATACGATCAGACAATGCCAGGAAGCCAGGGTTGCTACCTAGACTCTCAGCGATCTGTCGGCTAACGTCACCCATCCTATTGGACATCTCAACGTACTTCTCTGCTGGTAGTTTATAACCATACAGATCCCTATCAGGAGGACTGATCCGCAGCTCAGGATTGTCTAGCACCCTGCGAGTAGCATCGTTGATTACAGGAGACACAGGCAAACCAGTTACCAGTCCAGAGATAGGCAGGTTTCTCTCTTCGCCTACCACGTTGACTGACGCAGGCAGAGTCTCACGGATGACAGGGATACGAGACTTCAGGTTATTCACAATCCATGCACGTAGGTCTGGGTCTCTGACCTCACGCACCAGAGGATCTTCCAGTCTAGCAATCGTGTTCAGGATGTTAGGAGTCAAGCCATTGGTCAAACCAACTAGGAAAGACTCTATTCGATCTGTGTCCTGGATAGCCAGCATCATGTCAGCCAAGCTCTGAGTGAAGGTCTTGTCAAGGAAAGCTGCCCTGACCACGTCACCCATGTTCTTAGCGATACCAGCCACTCCCTTGCCCTCACGAGCTGCCTTCTGTACAGCATCAAATGACCCCGCCACTAGGCCTAAAACGGTCTGTACGGGCTCGATACCAGCGTAGCTTATCCACCTCTCACCTACGCCTGGGATATCCACCTTGATCGAATATTCAGGCTTCCCGAGGGCCTGCCACTTAGCTCTCTCTGCAGGGTCAGAAGGCATACCACCAGTAAACTTGTTGTCCTGCACCATGCCATAGGCCCAGACTACCATTCCAGTACCAAGGATTTGCTGACCAATAAAGTCACGATTCAGATCCTGCTTAAACTTGACCTCACCTTCCAGCTTCATGATACGCTCTTCAAGCTTGGCTGCAGCAGCAGGACTCTTAGCATTAGCTAGCTTATTACGCAGGCTACCGATAGCGTCTTGTAGATTGGTAATATCCTTGACACCCTGACGATAACGAGCAAGGCCAATGCCTGGAATATAACCAGCACCAAACTTAGCAATGTTGGTAGGAGTGATAATAAATGGTAGGACAAGGCTTAACTCAGGAATATCACGAGCAGCCTGAGCCACTGCCTTAGTACCTTTGTCGATCAGGCTATCGCCTAGCTTGCTGCGGAAGGTACCATAACGTGCAAAGTCATCAATCTCTTGAGCCCAGTCAGGAGCTACCTGCCTCAGGGTATCGAATAGACGATCATCAGCCCTGGATTGTTTCAGTGCCTCGCGCACGTCATCGATGAACTTGCCTGGGGTGGTGCCACGTTTAGCTAGGAAAGTCCTAACACCTTCGTTAGTAGAAGCCTCACGTCCAATACGATTGAGCATTACCTCTAGCTGGGCATGCTCGAACAACGTAGAGTAAGCATCGTCCACGCCACGCTGCAGCTTTGAAGGCCAAGCAAGCAGCATGTTAGCTGCCTTGGTAGCAGTGTTCAATTCATTGGGATCTTGTCCAGGCATCTGCAACCAGAAGTCATACTTAGACCTAGTCTGCCCATCGATCTCTACAGTATGGTCCCTGATACCACGCATGAACCGAGGGAATACTTTCTGGAAGGCGTAGCTGTAGCCCTTCAGAATATCCATAGCTTCTCCAGGTCTACCTGAAGCAAGACGAGCCAATGGCAGTTCGATAAACCTAGTGGTGTTACCGATAATGTTCTTAGCAATGGTGGAGATACCAGACAAATAGTTGTTACGAACCATGCTGGCAAACTGCTGACGAAGGCCAGGGTTCTTTAGAGAATCAACCATAGCCTCAGAGACAGCCTTAGCAGCCGCCTCCTTATTCAGAGATGGGTTATTCAGTGTATCGTCTACACCTCGAACTACTGACTTCAGCCACTGGATACAACGTGCGGAGAAATTTATCATTTAGCAAGGTCCATTTGCAATGAAACTAGATATCTTACCACCGTTCTTGAACATCTGATTTAGGTTCTCAAACGATTTAAGAGCAACAGATACAGCATTCTTGTCACCAGCAATGGCTGCTGCAGAGCTCATAGTCTTGGTTAACTGTGATCCAAGGAAAGCTACCATGTTATCGTCACCAGCCAGGAGAGCTTCGTCAAGCTGCTGCATCAAGATAGGCAGGTCTTGCATCTGCTTAGCAAAGATAGGATATACAATCTGTCTCTCTGCGTCAGTCAGCACGTCACCCTTGCGATACTGCTTGGCAATGTCATCAGCCACTCGACTGTAGGCCTCATAGTCCTCTGCGCCTACCTCAGACAATAGACGCTTAGCCTCTGCCACTGCTGCAGCTTCTTTATCTTCCAGCGACACACCGATACGAGTAACACTCTGCAGCCTTTGCTTGCCAACCTGAGCCAGCATCTTCAGAGCTTTGGATGATTCATCGTCTAGGTTCTGAGACAAGACACCGAGCAACTTGAACTTCTTGTTCGGGTCCATCTGACTGATACGGGCAAGCTGGTTCGCTGTGAATGGACGAACACTCTTAGGAGCAAACTTCTTAAATAGTCCTATGTTACAGACTGGTTTCTTAGCAGCCATCTAACTCTCCTGCAAGGGCAGCGTCAATCAGAGTATCAGTATTCTTATGCTTATTAACCAGCATGTCTTCCAGACTACGAGCTCTGAATGCTCTACCTTGTTGCTGTTTTGATGCTTGTAATAGTTTCGTATAATCTTTAATCGTGGCTAACATATCCATGTCAGAGGCATTAGGATCTAATCTCTTATAGATATCAGCCACACCTTCGGCTTTAGCCTGAGCAATCTTGTCACCAGGGACCATATCGTCAGTCAAAGACTTACCAAAATTATACACTATTTTAGTCTGTTCGTCAAGGTGTTTCTCAATAGGATTAACTACGCTATCCAAAGCCTTGGACATACGGAAGGGAATGACATCGATTGGTTTCTTACCCTTAGAGGCTGCAAGCTGTGCCTGTTTACCCCTTGCGATTACTTCCTTACGTACCTCAGCACCCAGCTTAGAAATCTGAGAATCAGACAGGTTCAGCGAAGTCTTCAGGAACTTGACATATTCATCATGAGACTTAGACTTGGTAGTAGGATTACCTACAATGTACAGAGCCTTGTCTACTTCAGTCTCGAACTCAAGCTTAGACGTGAAGAACGAGGGCTGTGCACCACGGAGGTAGTTAGGAAGCTTGGGCAGGTTATTAACATCGAACTGGTTGACAGCAGCCTGCACTACATCCTGGCCCTGGGTGTCCAGAGTCTGAGCTACAGGAATCACTGGGTTTAGCTGGGCAGATACTTCCCTGGTAGCAATCCGTCCAGTCTGCCTGTTGACCCATTGCCTGCCCAGGAACTCATACTCCATGTTATCTGGACCAAGCTTGATGTCACCCACTTTAGGCATCTCAATCTTAGGACCAGCATCAACCACAGGAGCACCTGGGATATCCACTGTACCGCCACCAGGAAGGTCTACAACGGTCTGAGTAGGCTCCACCCTAGCAGAGGCTGAGGGCACTGTAGCAGCGGCATCAACACCCCTTCCAAAGCGTTGTACAACCCCTCCGATAGCACCACCTAGGACAGTACCTAGACCGCCACCAATAAGGGCAGATTGTAGTCGGCTATCTTCTTCTGTAAACTCAGGACGTACAGCACCAGAAACGGCACCGCCTAATCCACCTGCAGCAGCCATACCCTTCCAACCTTTAAAGAAGGCACTACCAGGAAGCAGAGTAGATGGGTTGACAAGACCGCCAAGCAATCTACCAGACAGAGTAGACCAGTAGTTCTCAGTCTCTGACTGCCGTGCTAGGTTCTCTTCAGCGATACGCTCGTTAGACAGCCCACCACCGAGGAGCTGTTTAGCACCGTCAATCTCAGACAAAATCTCAGCCTTAGCACCAGCAATAAAGGAGTCAAGATTAGACATACCCTGACGATTAAGATACCCAATGATCTCATCATCAGTGTATCCTTCTTCTCTGGCACCAGCGACATCAAAGCCAGTCTTACCAGCTAAGTAGTCTGCTATCTCAGTCTTGGAGTAGCCTTCTTTCTGTGCTCCTACTACGTTAAAAGCAGCCACAGTTAAGCCCTTTCAAAGAAGCTTCTTAACTTATCCGAGTAGGTCTTTCGTTTACCTTTATTCATTTCTTGCATCTCTTTAAGGAGAAGAGCTTCATATTCTTTAGGATCTACGTCACTACGTACAACCCAGCCACTCTCTCCGTCTTCAATTTCCTCATCTGTAGGCAGATCAACTTTAGATTTAGTTGATTCTTTCTGTTTAGTAGCTGTTTTAGCAGGTTCTTTAGACTTAGGAGCAGGAGGTTCTTTTACAGCCTTAGGCTCACGAGATGCTTTTTCTGCTGCTCGTAGTCTTTTTCTTTCTGCTTCTGCAGCAGCTTCGTTAGCCTCAAAAGCAGAAGCACGAGAAGTAGGAACAACATTAGTCTCAACACCTAAGAACTTCTTGGCTTCTGGTGAGAAGTCCTGACGAGTACCGGCTTCTATCTCTTTGTACTCTTGATCAACTAGAGCCTGTCCTGTAAGATTAGTAGCGGCTTTAGGCTGACGAGATGCTTTTTCTGCGTCTCTGAGCTCTCTATTTCTAGCTGCCAGTGCAGCCTCACTTTCAGCAAAACCAGCAGCAGAAGTAGCAGGAGGAGCAGCAGGTGCGTTAGCTGGAGAAGTAGGGGCAGCGTTAGGATCAAAGCCACTGATAGGTTTCTTCTCACCTTTAGGAGCAGCTTTCTTATCACCAGCAGCAGGCTGGTCTTTCTTAGCCCCAGCGGCTAGCAAAGCTGCAAACGGATCTGGTTTAGTAATAACCTCAACCTCACCAGAAGCAACTGGCGTATCATCCATCTTGTACAGTCTACCAGCCTTTTCGTATACAGCACCACCACCCTTGAGCTGATAGGTAGAGCTAACCTTCTTACCACCTTCAATAGCAGCAGTCATCTTAGAAGCTTCAGCAGCAGCCAATGCAGCAGGCTGAGCATAACCAGCAGCAGCTAGCTGACGAGCAATGCTAGCGTAAGCATTAGCAGAAGCAGTGGGATCAGTAGGATCAATACCCTGTAGTCCCTGAGAGATAATGCTGTTAACCTCAGACACCCTACGAAGGGCAGGATCCGATACCTCAAAGAAACCACGCCCCTGGAACAGGTTAGCAATACCACGACCAAGCATAGCACCTGATGTAGCAGCTAATCCTAGCTGAGGGTTCTGGAAGTTCTGATACTTCTGAATCTCTTGCTGAGCTAGCTGACGCTGCAAGTATTCAGGATCATTACCTAGTATCTGTTGTGCGCTAAGTCCCATGTCTATTCCTTAGATAATATTTCTTGGGTCACGTGCCAGAGCTTGGCTGAGCATATAAGGGTTACCATACAAGCTGGCACCAGCATACCCAGCAGGAGCACTAGCCATCCCACCACCGCCACCACCGAAGCCACCAGCAGCAGCAGACAAAGCAGCCTGAAGGAATGCTTGGTTAGCAGCGTTAGCCTGCTGTACACCCTGGTAGCGAGTATTAGCAGCCTGAGACATACCAGCACCAAGAAGCTGACCACCAGCCTGAGAGCCTTGAGTAACTAGACCACCAAGCTGCAGACCAAGGTTGTAAGGGTCTTGACCGAGCTGCTCGATACTCTGAACAGTACCGAGGGTAGACTGTAGAGGAGCCAGTGCCTGAGTTGGGATAGCATACTGTTGACCAAGGAGACTAGCACCAGTACCATACAGGCTAGTACCAAAGCCAATCTGCTGCTGTGCAGCCTGCTCAGCCTGGGCAGCTAGCTGGAGATCCTGAGTCCTACGAGCCTCTGCCAATGCACGAAGCTCAGGCTGACCGATATCACCAACATTAAGACCAGCCCTGCCACGCCCAAATACAGAGCTTGCAAGACGCTGCTCCTCACGTGCGCGGGTAGGCTCCAGGAGTGCCTGTTGCTGGGCCATATAACGCTGTCTGACAGCCTCTGGAGTCTCTCCCAGGTACTGGGTACCAAGGTTAAAGGCTTGCTGAGCAGCAGCCCCTACAGGAGCAGCAGCCATTTGAGCCTGCTCTGCAGTAGTAACAGCACCACCAGTCAAGCCCATCAGCCTGTCCTGCAGAGTTTTTAGCTCAGGGGCTATAGTGTAGCCGCCAGCAGTGACACGAGGAAGGCCAGTGACTGGATCAGTCTCAGTGGTAAACTGTGACGTACCGAACCTAGTGGTCATCCCTACAGGACGGAAGGCAGACGAATAAGCCGCTAGACGAGCAGCTTCAGTCTGTTGCTGAGCAGCTTGATCTGCAGCCCTTCGAGTAGCTTTCGCCCCAGTGAATGGTTCTAGTACTGAACTAACGATGTTACCCATTATAGACTCCTTGAGTATACTTTGTATACATTTCCATCATTTCCTTTGACAAACTGCAAGAATGTAAAACCTATTGTCTCACCAAACTTACCTAACTTCTCATTATCTACTAGTCCGTAGATAGGTACATTAAGTAAGTCTTGCAGTCTATCTAGGTTTCGTACATAGTCCTTCTTTACTTCGGAGGTCCACTTCCAAACATCAGTGTGTAACCAGAACAAATCGTTTGCGTACTCCAGGTACATAATGTACTCAGCACGCTGTACTACTGGTAACTTCAAATAAAGTTCTCTACTTGTAGACTACAGGAAGTACCACCGTTATGAGAAGTGTTAACACCAGTTACAGTACGGCCTTCATACAGATTAATAGTAGTACCTGCTCCAAATGTACCATCACTAGTAACTAGCCTGTAGTTAGGTTTTAATACAATAGTATAAGTACTATCCTGTCCTGGTCCTTGAGTGTATCCTTGACTTGCAATAGCATAAGCATAAGTAGAGGCTAAAGAGCTGGCTGCTGTTTCAAGGTTGGAACTATCAGGAGCAAGACTGAAACCAAAGATCTGAGTCCAAGTACCAAGGCTACCAAAGACCTGAGTACCATCTACATATGCAGAAGTAATCTCAGTTCCATTGACATAGAACTTCTCTGCCGTACCAACAGCAGCTACTTGAGTACCGTTAACGTAGACGCTCATATTAAGCAGTAGTGTAAATATCTAGACGATTACCAGTAACAGTAATACGAATACCACCTTTAGTGCTAGTGCTGGCATAAGGCAGCGTATAAGCATTAGCAGTAATTTCTTGCTGCACAAAAGCAGTAGTAGCTACGTTGGTAGTATTATTACCAGTAGTCTGAGTAGCTGCAGTGATCGTAGTACCAGAGATAGCACCGCCAGTGATAGCTACGTTATTAGCATTCTGAGTAGAGATAGTACCAAGACTGCCAGTGGCTGCAGCAACAAAAGCTGTTGTAGCAATCTGAGTTGTATTAGTTCCAGAAGCTGCTGTGGGAGCAGTCGGAGTACCAGTAAATGTAGGGCTGTTACTGTCTGCCTTAGAAGAGATAGCTGAAGCTACAGCAGTCAGCTCAGTATCAATCTCTGTGCCCTTAACTAGTTTATTACTATCACCGCTAGGAAGTGCGTCTTTAGCAGTAAAGTTAGTAGCTTTAGTATAGTTACTCATGTCTTATCCTTAGATAACAGTCTTACCTAGTTTAACACCTACGTCAATCTTCTGAATTGACAAAGGATTACCATTAATATCAGCCTCTAATCCAATCTGCATTACTGCTCCTGACCCACCAAGATTAGCAGTGAAACGATCTAGAACAATGCCACCAGAGTATTCAGCAATGTTATATTCACCAATGTTGTATTCATATGCAACTGCAGTATCTAGATTCTTAGTGACTGATTTGTAGTTATCAGTGTAGTCAAATCCATACTTAATAGCAATAGACTGGTTAGAGCCGCCAATGACTACAAAGCCTGTCTTCTTCAACACTTTAATATTAGTAGGCTGCTCAAAGTCAAAGTAGTTAGTAAAGTAACGCATACGATATGATGCACTGTTATCATCATGTCCATAATACTTACCAACATAGCCACCCTTACCAATCAGTAGATCTTTAGCTACAGTGGTAGTAAAGGCATGCGGCTCAATACTATCCCAGATAGTGACACGAGCAGAGCCATCCTGCAGAGGAGCTCTTAGGTCAAAGCAATAGACAAACTTAGTAGCAGGTAAAGCTAGCAGATAGAATGCATCACGATCATAATACACTGCACGAATCTTAGTAGTAGTCTCTGAGGCTACGTTAGCTACCAGCTCATCTCGTACGTTCTTAGACAGGTCACGGAATGGCAGAGACTTCTCTTGCACTACTCGCTGCAGGCTACGTACACCAGAGTCAGACAAGAAGATAATATCCGTACCAGTATTAACGATAGAGTCCCTGGCTACGCAGCCTACGTTAGGTATGAAGTCAGCTAGCGTGAGCTCAGTGACATCAATCGGGTTAGCGTAGATAGCAATGTTATTACGTCCGAAGATGATCAGGAAGCCGTTGTGAGCAGCCATGCCAATGATCTGGTCTGTGTTAGGAAACACTGCATTCAGGGACAAAGAACCAGAGTCACCACCATCGAACTCAGAGCCATTAAGAAGCTGGCTGAAGTACACTGTCTGCTTGTCACCTGCAATATCCGCCATCCACATACGACCATAAGCAGCTAGCACACAGTTAGGCTTGAAGTCAGTAGTAGAATATCCAGGAGGTAAAGAGCCTACATCACCTAAACGTTGAAAGCCATAGCTTCCAGTATGTGCATGGGGAGTAGCTCCTAGCTTATGGAATACTAATGTCTCGTGACCCGCTTGAACTAGGTAAGCATGTGGCAGGGCATCTTGTCCGTCACCATAAGGTAATGAAGCAGCTTGCCAGTCATTACCAGAGATAGTATAAGAAACATCACCAGAGTCAGTAGAGTTACGGATAGTCTTAGCAACTAGAGTAGTAGTACCGACAAATAGTTTATTGTTTCCGCCAGAGATAAGCTTATTGCCATCAGTAGGATCAGCCATCTCAAACAGAAACTCGATGTTATTGCTTCCAAGATCCACGTTACTCGCATTTACTGCATCCCATCCTCGTCTTGCGCCAATACGTCCGTACCTATCAATGACACAGTTCTGAGCTGTAAGAGCAAACCCAGAGGATAGCTGAATACTAGACTCCTGAGTATTCAAACCCAGGAAGCCTGGAGCAGCAATCGTAGCAGTAGCTAGAGGTTTAGCCATTAGTATGGAGTCCAGAGATTCTCGCCAGGATAACGACTCTCTTCGATAGCAATATGGTCAGCCAAGGAAGTCTGATACAACTGATAAGCTTCAGCACTGGTCATGCCAGCATCTTCACCGCGCTCCACCAAAGCCTTAGCATATGCTAGAAACACAACTGGCTCAGCAGGTACTTTGATAACAGTACTAGCAGAAGTCAGCGTAGCCTGAGGCTTGATGATGTTAAAGTTAACATTGTAGATAGCGTTAGGGATAGGATACAGATCAACCTGGGTATCACCGTTAGCATCTACACCGTTGAAGTTATAATAAGTAGGAAAGTCTTTCTGAGGAGTCTGGTTTAAGAACCAGTTGTCCATTTCATTAGTGGTAGCAAAAGACAAGAAGTTATCTTTCTCTACACACAAGACATCCAAGACACGAAAGCGTTGACCAGATCCAGTCATAACATAGTTAAACAGATCAGGTGCAGTGGTGACAGTCAGTGTTTCTGAGAGAGCATTCCAGTTGTATGCGTCCTCTACCTGACGCTTGGCATCATTAACAAACTTACCAATTAACTTGGAGTATGCGTTGTCAGTGACAGCCGTAACCTCGTTTTCACGAAGACGGACCAAGACTTCATTAACGGCTTCTAGATAGTTCATTACCATTTCACCTTATCAGCCCAGTAAGCTGCAGACATCTTACCTTTAGCGATGTTAGCAGCATGACGAGCCTTAAAAGACTTCTGTCGTTTAGTAGGATCTTTGTCCCCAGTCACACCTTGTTGCCCAAAGCGAATAGTCTTGACCTCGTCACCAGACTTAGCCACTACAACATGTGACTTAGTTGGATGGTTAGGAGTACGCTTAGGCTTGTTATAACCAGATACGCCAGCACGCTCAAGTCTAGAATCCTTTTTCATATTGCATTTACCTTAACTGGTAGACACACACCATCAACAGCATTATCACCTAAAGCTTTCAAGACATCTCTTACTTTAGCTTCACACTTCTCTTTGCTGTAATAGTTCTCGTCAGCTTTCCAGAAAGCACAGTCACCGCCAACGCAGAAGAACGCTACCGCGATCCACATGCTCATTTCTTAGCAGTCTTCTTAGCTTGTTTGAAAGCCTTAGCAGTCGGAGCACCCTTGCTACCAACCTTCCTCATCTTCTCACCAGAGCCTTCAGCGATGCGCTTACGCTTGGCATGAATGTTAGCGTAGAGACCTTGCTTCATTTCTTTTTCTTCTTTGTCATAGCCAAGCCAATAGCAACTGCTTGCTTCTGAGGATAACCTTCTTTACGAAGCTTAGAGATCTTTTCAGAAGCTTTCTTAGCCTGGGCTTTGCCAGCTTTAGTATAAGGATATTTCTTATCACCGACCATTGGCATAATTAGCCTCCGTGGAATTGAGTGGCTTGGTTAGTAAACAGCTCGATTGTAGCAATGTAAGTAATAGACGATGTGCCAGTCTGAGATATCTTAATCTGATCACCAGCCTCGATAGCTACTACGGCATCAGACAGTAGAACAAACTCACCTACGCCCAGATTCTTACCACCGATGATATAATGAGTAGCGTTTTCTGAGGCATCATACCATGTAACAGTAGGACTATTAGTACCAGCAGTACTGACAATGTACATTAAAGACCATAGACCAGTGTTCTTGGTAGGCACAGTGAAGATAGTCTCTTCTGCCGTGGTGGTCTTGGTTTTAGCTACGGATATCGTACGTGCCATGGTTTATAGTCTCTATAGATGCTATATTATACCACACTTTTTACTGTTTGTCAACTGTTTTCTTACCCAGCCAGCCCTGAACAGTGTCTGTTTCCCAGATACGGATAGCTGTCCAGACGATCGTAAACAGGGCTGCAACGGCTGGCAGCACGTCAGCTAGGGTACCTATTACCGTAACCACAGAAACCCCGTCTAGGGCGTGTTTGGTGCCTTCTGATACGTCCATTATAGTGCCTCCGACATTTGCCTTATGATACCGTTAATATAAAGGATAGCTACTATAATAGCTGCCAACCCAAAACAATACACTTTGAGCATGAATAACTGCTTTCTGTCATGCCCGTCCTCGTTATAGATTCTTTCCCAGTCCTGCTTCATGCGTGATTCAATCCTGATAATGTCATCTACAGCCTTCTGACCGTAGTTTCTTTTGACTTCATCAAGCATTTCTTGTCGCATGTCATGGATCTCTCTGAATCTTTTCCACTCTTCCACAGCTTCAAAGAAGTGAGTATCAGGTTTTCGTACTGCCTGTTTACGCCTGTAGGCTTGCCTTGCAGACAGGTCAGCCTTGCCTAACTGTCCTATCTCTTTAGTAAGTTCTTCGAGTTCCTTACCAACAGCTAAGCCTTCCTTAATACCAGAGATTGCTGCTCTGGCTGCTGTGGTTACTGGATCCATTAGTCAACCTTAGGCCAGTTCTGCGCTCCCACCACAGCAATCAAAGCAGGCACATCAGCACATGCTTTGATAGCAGTCTCGAGCCTGTCAGCCTCAGTAATAACAGCAGCACGATAGGTCACTACAGATGCAGGGATAGCTACATCACGCTCTGCCTTACGGATCACCATCCAGTCCGTAGCAGCCAACAGTGAACCTGCAGTCTGCTTAATCTGAGCAATCCACTGGCTCTTCAGTCCTTTAGTGACCAGACGCTTGTCAGAGTCAACCATGATACTGTCACCGTCTTTGTTAACGAACAGTACTTTCTCATACAGAGGATTACCTTCCTCGTCTACTTCTTCCCTGTCGTTGAGCAGTTTAGGATTGTCTACGCCCCAGTAGAATCGCTGATCGTAAGTAGGTGCGTCAGGAACCTCTACCACGCCTAGTTCAGCACGAATATCTGGGTTGCGTAGGTTTGCATACTTAACACCAGCCTCGGTTACATAAGGGCGGTCAATGTTGATGGGTTTTCCGTTTAGTTCAAAAGCCATTTGTTGCTCCTATCGTGCAAGGCTAATAGAGAAAGGATTTTCTGCGAAGGCCATATAAATCCAAGTGGCCCCAGAATCGTTGTGCGTTGTGCCTCTAAACTTCACGCCGTTAGAAACAAAGTCCATAACGGTTGCGGAGCCTTCAGCGTCAGATAAGTTAGGAATAAGGTAGTCATCCACAATGTTGTAGGTGTTTCTTGCTCCGTCAACGATAAGCCAAGAGCTGGTTGAGTCCGTGCGCTTGCTCATCCAGAATTTAGGCTTGAAGCCCAAGTGTACGAACGGCCCATCTGTCGATCCGTTTCCGGTGTAACTCCCGAATGCGCTATAACCAGCGATGGGGGCGAAGACATACGCCACGAAAGTTCTGCCACTGCCGTTGTTTGAAGTTGCGCTGCTCAAACCAATCGTTGTGCTGCTGACAGATGAAATCCATCCACCAGTAGCAAATTGGGCAGCAGTTGTATTTAAAAACAATCCATTTCCAGTAATCCCATTGGTCAACGATTGATGGCTTACTTGCCACTCACCTTGGTCAGATGAATCTCTGCGCTTGGTAATAATCATTGCTGGTGTTACACCAAGGCCGTGGCCCAAAGTGCCAGATGAGCCCGTCCCCGTGTATGTGATGATGGAAAACCCAGAAGTTGGGCTTGCAGAAATGGTGCTGCTGATAGTGCCAGCGGTGTTGCTTACACCTGCGCCGTTGGCTTTCCAGTTCCATGCGACATAGGTATATGCGTTTTGATTGGTTGAACCTGTTCCGCTTACATTGTCCCCAAGAATAAACCCGTCAGACGCAAACCCATTCG